AAAAAAATATACTGTATAAACATACAGCATACAGCGTGCAGCGCTCGCATCGTTGGAGCCGCTGCGATTTAATTTCGATGACCATTTGACCCACATGACCCACAACACGACTTTGCGCCCAATTGCCCACATGACCCACAACACGACTTGTCGGCGCATTGCCCACATTGCCCACACCTGCCAGGCCGCGCGCCACACCGCCGCGCGCCGCGTGGGTCGTGCCCACATTGCCCACCACGCCGACGACTGGATGCAAACGGGAATCACTTGCATTTGAGGGGGTGGGCCGGCCCGCGAGCTGGTGGTCATTGTGACAATGGGCTTGAAAACAATTTTTTTTATTTTTTCAGCAAACAACTATTGCCTTACACGCCGCGCGCAACTATCCTCACGCTGCGGTGTCTGACCAGGTGCGCTGGTAGCGACCGGGAGGAAGCTGAAGGCACAATCGTGCTGCATCATTAAGGCAATCTCCGCCCCGGCACACAGGCTCGACGGATGTTCGAGATCGCGGCCTCCCGGCAGGGGATCCTGCACATCGCTTGTCAATTCCTTACGCGCACGGTACTGTTGCGACATGTTCAAATCGCTCCCGTATGAGCCCCGCGAGTTAAAGGCCACTGAGGCCCGCCTTCAGGCGATTTATGATGCCGCCGCGCTCGGGCTGAAGGGTGATAGCCTTGCCCTGGCGGCGGGGATGTTGCCAGCGGAGTTCCGCCGACTATGCCAAATGGACCCCCTCGCCCAGATGGCGGAGGCTAAGGGTCGTGCAGACAGTGAGTTTGAGGCCGCGAACCAACTGCGTCTGGCGGCTCGCAATGGCGATTCAAAGGCTTCTTTGGCAATCCTCCAGCATGTGCACGGCTGGGTGGCGAAGCAGCAGGTGCAGGTTGATGTCAAGCAGCAGATCAGCGTCATCGCGGCGCTGCAAGAGGCGGAGTCTCGCGTCCTCGAGGGCCGAGTGGTGTCAGATACACCGGCTGCACTGAGCCACAGTCCCGCACCCACCACCCGCGCGACCCCCGCGCTGACGGCAGAGTATGCAAGTTCCGATATATAGCCCCGAAGACGAGCAGCTCATAATGACGCGTCTTTGGTCGCCTGCGATCAAGGACGACCCCGAGGCGTTCGTGTTGTTCGCGTTCCCGTGGGGGCAGAAGGGTACGCCACTGGAGCACTTCGCGGGACCGCGCAAGTGGCAGCGCGAGACGCTGCGCAAGGTCGCCGCGCACATCGCTAAGAACAAGGACGCGACGAGCTACGACGTGCTGCGCATGGCGACAGCCTCGGGACGCGGCATCGGTAAGTCGGCGCTGGTGAGCTGGCTGATCCTGTGGATGCTGACGACGCGCATAGGGTCAACGATCATCGTCTCGGCTAACAGCGAGGCGCAGCTACGCTCGGTCACATGGGCCGAGGTGACTAAGTGGCTCTCACTGCTGCTCAACAGTCATTGGTTTGAGGTCAGCGCGACGCGGGTGATGCCGGCCAAGTGGCTGGCGGAGATCGTCGAGAGAGACCTGAAGATGGGCACGCGGTACTGGGCAGTCGAGGGACGGCTCTGGAGCGAGGAGAACCCCGACGCGTACGCGGGCGTGCACAACCACGCGGGCGTCATGCTCATCTTCGACGAAGCGAGCGGTATACCGGACTCCATCTGGGCGGTGTCGGCGGGCTTCTTTACGGAGAACACACCGAACCGCTTCTGGCTCGCCTTCAGCAACCCACGACGCAACGAGGGGTATTTCTATGAGTGCTTCAACGCGAAAAGAGATTTCTGGCAAACGCAAAACATCGACGCCCGCCAAGTTGAAGATACGGATAAAGCCGTCTACGAGCAAATCATTGCTGAGTATGGAGCAGATAGTAGCCAGGCAAAAGTCGAGGTCTACGGAGAGTTTCCTTCAGACGGCGACGACCAGTTCATTGCTCCGCGAATTGTGGACGAGGCTGTGGCGCGGGCACGGTACAAGGACGAGACAGCGCCACGCGTTATCGGAGTCGATCCAGCGCGAAGCGGCTCAGACTCCACCGTCATCGTCGTCCGACAAGGGCGCGACATCGTAGCGATCAAGCGCTACCGGGGCGAGGACACCATGGCGACCGTCGGACGCGTCATCGACGCGATCGAGGAGTTCAACCCAGCGCTTACAGTCATTGACGAAGGCGGTCTTGGCTATGGCATACTTGACCGGCTGAAAGAGCAGCGGTATAAGGTTCGTGGGGTAAACTTTGGCTGGAAGGCTAAGAACCCTGTGATGTGGGGCAACAAGCGCGCCGAGATGTGGGGCGACATGCGAGAATGGCTACGCACGGCGAGCATACCGCATGATCGGTTACTCAAGTCGGACCTGTGCGGGCCGCACGTCAAGCCTAACTCGTCGGGGACGATCTTCTTGGAGGGTAAGAAGGAGATGAAGGCTAGAGGTCAAGCGTCGCCCGATGCGGCAGACGCCCTCGCCGTCACTTTCGCCTACCCGCTCGCCAGCCGTGAGGCCCGCGACGCGCCAAGACGAGTCGTCGCCCGGCAGGGCGGCAACGGCATGGCAAGCAGTTGGATGGGAGCCTGATGGCACGCAAGTCGGTCAGTCTGTCGGTGGGACGAGGCGAGAAGCAGCCCGTGTCTAAGGGCGCGGGCTTGACGGCCAAGGGCCGAGCGAAGTACAACCGCGCTACGGGCAGTAAGCTCAAGGCGCCAGCACCCAACCCTAAGACTAAGGCGGACGCGGGACGTAAGAAGTCGTTCTGTGCGCGCATGAAGGGCGTGGTGGCTAAGGCCAAGGGGCCGGCTGAACGAGCAAGGGCGTCGCTCAGACGCTGGAAGTGTGGCTAATGGCTAGTAAGAAAGGTCTTTACGCGAACATTCACGCTAAGCGGGCGCGCATCGCAGCCGGTAGTGGTGAGAAGATGCGCAAACCGGGTAGCAAGGGGGCGCCGACCGCCAAGGCGTTCCGTCAGTCGGCCAAAACGGCTAAAAAGAGGAAATAAGTATGCCCCTTGTTAAGTCTGCTAGCAAAGGCGCGTTCCGTAAGAACATTAAAGCGGAAATGGCGCGCGGCAAACCGCAGAAACAGGCCGTGGCGATCGCGTACGCGGTTAAACGTAAGGCACAAGGTAAGAAGCGCAAGTAATGGCTAAAGACCCTACAGGGCTTAGAGGCGCCGCTCGCGTCGCCAACACGCCGACCAACCGGGGCAAAGCCGCCCGCGACCCAGCCGATGTACTGGCCACGGCGCGCTCGCGCCTGACAATGGCCCTCTCGGCGTACTCTGACAGCCGAGAAGACGAGCTGGATGACCTGCGTTTCATGGCAGGATCGCCGGACAATCAGTGGCAGTGGCCCCAAGACGTGTTGGCGACGCGCGGCTCGGTGCAAGGACAGACGGTCAACGCCCGTCCGTGCCTAACGATCAACAAGCTGCCGCAGCATGTGCGGCAAGTGACCAACGATCAGCGACAGAATCGGCCCTCGGGCAAGGTCATTCCGGTCGATGACAAGGCAGATATTGAGGTCGCTGAGATATTTGACGGAATTGTCCGTCATATTGAGTACATTTCGGATGCGGATGTCGCGTACGACACCGCTTGTGACAACCAAGTCACCTACGGCGAAGGGTATTTCCGCATTTTAACGGAATACTGCGACGAAAACACGTTCGATCAAGACCTTCGCATAGGCCGTATCCGAAATAGCTTCAGTGTGTACATGGACCCGACCATCCAAGACCCTTGTGGCGCGGATGCGGAGTGGTGCTTCATCACCGAGGACATTCCAAAGGCGGATTTTGAGCGCATGTATCCTGACGCAGAGCCGATTTCGTCGGTTTTGCAGCGCGGCGTCGGCGATCAGGCGCTTTCGCAATGGATTAACGAAAATACGATCCGTATTGCGGAGTATTTCTACAAGGAACACACGCGCGAGACGCTGAATCTCTACGCCGGCAACCAAACGGCGTTTGAAAGGTCGCCCGAAGCGCAAGAGCTGGAAATGCTTGGCCTTCAGCCGATCCGCAAGCGTGAAGTTGACGTAAAACGCGTCAAATGGGTCAAGACTAACGGCTACGAAATTCTTGAAGAAAGCGAGTGGCCGGGCAAGTGGATTCCGGTCATTCGTGTAATCGGCAACGAGTTTGAAGTTGAAGGCCGCATGTACGTGTCGGGCTTGGTGCGCAACGCCAAGGACGCACAGCGCATGTACAACTATTGGGTATCGCAGGAAGCCGAAATGCTGGCCCTCGCGCCCAAGGCGCCGTTCATCGGCTACGGCGGTCAGTTTGAAGGTTACGAACAGCAATGGAAGACGGCCAACACAACCAATTGGCCGTACTTAGAAGTTAATCCCGACGTGACAGACGGTCAGGGCGCAGTCCTGCCGCTGCCACGACGTGCCCCGCCGCCGCTTGCCCAGACGGGCTTGATCCAGGCGAAGATGGGCGCTGCCGACGACATCAAGGCCGCGACCGGCCAATATGATGCCAGCCTCGGTATGCGGTCCAATGAGCGCACGGGTCGAGCCATTTTGGCGCGTGAACGGCAAGGCGACACAGGCACATACCACTTTGTAGATAACCTAGCTCGGGCCATTCGCTATGGGACGCGCCAACTCGTTGACTTGATTCCGAAAATTTACGATACCCAGCGTATCGCGCGAATTATCGGCATTGACGGAGAGACCGCAACGGTCAAGATCAACCCGATGCAAGCCGAGCCGGTCCGCCGGTTAATGGACGAAACGGGTATTGTGATTGAAAAGATTTACAACCCGTCGGTCGGTAAGTACGACGTGGCGGTCACGACCGGCCCGTCCTACGCGACCAAGCGTCAGGAAGCCATGGACGCGATGGGGCAAATTTTGCAAGCCAACCCGAACTTGTGGCAGGTTGCGGGCGACTTGTTCGTCAAGAACATGGACTGGCCGGGCGCTCAAGAAATCAGCAAGCGGCTCCAAAAGGTCATTGATCCGAAGCTCTTGGCGGATGAGGAAGACCCGGCACTCCAAGCGGCCAACCAGCAGATGCAGGTTATGGCGCAGGAAATGCAGATGATGCAGGAGATGCTCCAGCGCGTGCAGCAGTCAATGGAAGCCCGCGAGGTGCAGATCAAAGAGTTTGAGGCAGAGGTTAAAGCGTATAGCGCTGAGACCGATCGCATCAAAGCAGTCGAAAGTGGCTTGAATGAGCAGCAGATTCAAGACATCATAATGGGCACTTTGGCCGGTATGATGTCAAATGGCGAGCTTGTGCCGCCGACCGCCCAACGGACAATGCCTGAAATGGGCACGGAGTTACCGCCGCAATGAAACCAGCAGATTTTGTCGGGCACCTATTCCTAGCGCGAGATGTCACTCACTCGGTGCATCTCAATACGCGTAGCTATGCCAAGCACAAAGCTCTGGGATCGTTTTACGACAAGGTAATAGATTTGGCGGACTCGTTCGCGGAGGCTTATCAGGGCCGTCATGGCCTGATCGGCCCGATTACGTTGCAATCGGCCAAGAAAACCGGCAACGTCATTGAGTTTTTGCAGGAGTCTTTGGCCGAAATTGAAGCCAATCGCTACAAGTTTTGCGACGAAGATGAGACTGCAATTCAGAACATTATTGACGAAATTGTGGCTCTTTACTTGAGCACTTTGTACAAACTGCGCTTTTTAGCGTGAGGGTAGAGCATGGAACTTCTTAATCCGATGGCCGATGCCGTATACCCCGGTCGTACGGTTTCTTACACCGGCACGGCGGGCGATACGGCAACTTGGCAGGCGGGCCCGCAGGGCGTGGTGGTATGGGCAACGACCCCGGCGTATATCGTTGTGGGCGAAGGCGTCACCGCGACGACCTCCAGCACTCCGATCCCGGCGTACACGCCGATTCCGTTTATTGTGCCGCAAGGCACTGGCGCGCCCTGGCGAGTAAGTGCGATCCGCGTTAGCGCTGACGGCGACGTGTACGCAAAGCCCATTAACATCCGATGAGTTGGGGGGTCGCACTGCGAAACGGCGTAGCAATTGGCCTTGGAGCCGTAATTACGCTGTTTTCAGGCACGCTTGATAGCGGCGCATCTGTCGGCAACTTATTGACCGAAGCGGGCGACAACTTGGTTCAGGAAGACGGCGGCCAACTGCTGTTGGAGTAATACATGGCGATCATTAAAATTTCTGAACTTCCTGCCGCAACGTCGCCGGTTTCGCCGTCAGATGTTGTTCCGGCGCTTCAAGGCGGCGTTACCAAAAAAGCGGCTATTGACCAGTTTGGTTTTTTACCTGCTGGTTCCAGCGCAATTACTCGCACTATTCAGGAAAAATTGCGAGAAAGTATTAGCGTTAAAGACTTTGGCGCGGTCGGCGACGGCACTACAAATGATTTTGCTGCCATTCAAGCCGCAAACAATGCTGCCGCAGCACAAAATAAAGCGTTATATTTTCCGGCGGGAATTTACGGTATTAATACCACCGCAGCGGGGGTTGCGCTAAATCAAACTACGTCATGGTTTGCTAACAATGACGCCACAATTCGTCGTTTGGATTTTGGCAGTACGACGGCTTATTTTACGCTAACTCAGTTCAACAAAACTGGATTGGTGTTGAAAGGGCTAACATTTGATGGCCAGGTCACAACGGCTTCAACTCCGACAGTCCCAAACAACGATCCGCCTATTGGCACCTATGTAGCGGCAGGCGACAGCGCAAGCGAAACTTTTTGGTCGCAAATATATGGCGTAGTGCTTCGTGGCGCGCAAAACGCAATTGTACAAGATTGCACGTTTAAGAATTTTCTACGCGCAGGATTCCGCGCAGACAATCAATTTGACGGTAATCAAGCCTGTAAAAACTTGATTGTTTCGGACTGTTATATTCAAAGAACTCGCGGAATTTATGGCGATTCGTTTTATTTTGGCGGCGTCAACAACGTAGTTGTTCATGGCTGCACAGGATATGACTATCAACGCATCGGATTTGTTTTAGAGTTTGGTGACGTTGCAATCGAGAGAACGCCGTCCCATGTTCGGTTTTCGGATTGTTATGCTGAACTTGGGCACGATGGTATTTTGCCGGAATCTAACTATGGATTCTGGACGGAAATTGGGCAGGATGTTGTTTTAACAAACTGTCAAGTTAATTCGTCCGGTTCAGGGTTTTTAGCGTCTGGCAATTTTTATGCGACAGGACAGGCGTATGCGTCAAATCATTCGTATGTAAACTGCTCTGCCATCCGTGTATATAAGTTTGGTCGTTTTGTTGGTGGGTTTGAAAAACAAGCCAACATTAACGTTACCGATTGCTTTGGACAGTGCATTGCATCAAGTGCATCGGCATTAGCTCCAACAGGAAATCCTGTCTCGGCGGGTTATGGAAACGGAATATGGCTGCAAAGCGAGTTGTCCGCTGGCGCAAGTAATGCAGTAACTTACAACATCACTAATATGCGCATGGAGATGATTGATTTCGGGTCACTATCTCCAGCAAATACAGAGTGGGGCGCGATCTGTATTGCCAACTCCGCAGCAGCAGCAGCAACTGCAAAACAGTTCGTCATTAATGTCAATGGATTGCAAACTGCATGGTTGACTGCGGCGGGGGCAGTGGATACCGCTGCTCGAACTGTTTTTGAAACCTGTACGTCTGGAAAATTTGGCGACATTACCGCATCAGGCCTTAACGATTACGGCGGCGCTGGCGACTTTCGTTGTCGTGCAAACATTACGATTTCAAATTCTCAAAACTTGTCATTTGGCTATATCATGGGGGCGTTTCAATTACTTAGTGGATCGTCCCTTAAATTTGACAAAACAAACGTTTGTTTGCGCAAGCCTAACAATGCGGGAAGCGATGGGACTTTGCGCGTTACCGATTGCGATTTGTTTGACTATCGTGGCGACATTCGATTTGACCCTGGTTGGTGGATTGACAACTGCATTATCGCGGACGCGAATCCGTCATCTATCAATCGTGCAACGGTAAGCGTGGGCCTAATTGAAAATACCGAATCGCCGAAGCGCATCACAAACTGTGACATTAGGCGTCAATTGCGGTTCCAGACCGAAGGCGGCGCAAGCGCGACGGAATATCATCTGCAATTAACATTTTCAAACAACAGATGGTATATGCCGTTTGCAACTGAAAGCGGTTTGTTCATCACGCAAGGAAACCCGTTGTTTAGCCAAGTAATGTTGTCTAACAACGCTTTTGTTAATAAAGGAACTGGCTCTATGCCCGCAACGGCAAGCATGATTGAGTGCAATCAAATTAACACGTCTTCCATTCTGTTTACCGGCGCTGGAAATGCGTTTGACAAAGCTATGGTGACGGCGGGCGGTCATGTTGTTCAAGTAGATTTAACCCCGACGTATAACGATGCCCCACAAACTGTGGCTGTGCCGTTTAACACAGTCATTGGCGCTTTGGTTCAGTTTGAACCGATTTAATTCGGAGTAATTTATGGCAGACAAGAAAATA